CGATCGCCTGTCGGCCGAGGCTGACAAGGTGAAGGCCGATCTTGAGTTCGAGGAGCGGCTGGTCGCCAAGGAAGCCGAGCTTCGCAGCGTGGTCGAGAAGGCCGCTCCTGCACCGGCTCCTGTCGAAGTCGCAGCCGAGAAGAAGGTCGAGATTCGCCAGGTGCTCCCGCACCACACGACTCTCCGATGCTTCAACGACGGACCTGACTCCGTTGAGCAGGCTTACCGCGTTGGACGCTGGATCCGAGGCCACGTCTTCCGCAACGAAGACGACCTCCGCTGGTGCCGAGACCACGGCGTTGAAGCCCGTGCCATGAGCGAGGGAAGCAACGCAGCCGGCGGAGCCCTCGTTCCGGAGGAATTCAGCAGCCAGGTGATCCGTCGGGTTGAAGAATTTGGCACCTTCCCCGCCTCTGGCGTGGAAACCATGCCGATGACCCGCGACACGATGGTGATCCCGAAGCGGCTCACCGGCACCACGGCTTACTTCATCGGCGAAGGCTCGGCCGTGACCGAGTCGGAACCGACCTACGGGAACGTGAATCTCGTTGCCAAAAAGCTCGCGGTTTCGTGCCGCATGTCGAGCGAGGTCGTGGAAGACGCCCTGGTGAACCTGGCAGACCAGGTCACCATGGAATTTGCGACTTCCTTGGCCTATCAGATCGACCTTTGCGGGTGGACTGCTGACGGCACCTCCACCTACGGCGGTATGCGAGGCATCGTTACCAAGGTGAACAACGGCGACCACACCGCCAGCGTTCACACGGCTGCCAGTGGCAACACGAGCTTCGAGACCCTCGACCTTGAGGACTTCCTCGGAGCGATGGGCAAGCTGCCGATCTACGCTCGCCAGGGTGCCCGATGGTTCGTGAGTCCCGCAGGCTACGCAGCCTCCATCCAGCGTCTGAAGTACGCTTCGGGCGGTGCGACTGCCACGGAGCTCGGCGGTGGGCTGGTTGACGAGTTCCTCGGCTACCCGGTCCAGGTCGTGCATGTGATGAACAGCACGCTCGGTGCCGATGCCTCGGCCGTCAAGGTGCTCTTCGGCAACATCGGCCTGTCGAGCATCTACGCCCGTCGCCGGGACTTCTCGGTGCGGCTGTTCGACCAGGTCTATGCGACCACGGATCAACTGCTGCTCCAGGGCACCATGCGATTCGACATCAACCATCACACGCTGGGCTCGACTTCCGAGGCTGGCCCCGTGATCGCCCTCAAGACCGCCGGTTCTTGATGAATCAATCTCAGGAGATCTAACCAAAGATGATCCATTCTCAGAATGAAAAGGTTGTCGCAAGCATCCCCACGGCTGCCGTGGGGGCCACCGCGACGGCAACGCTGACGATCGACACGCTTGGCTACGATGCCGCGAGCATCAAGGTTCTGCGTGCCGGCAACGCCAGCACGGTCTTTGCCAACGTGCTGAAGGTCGAAGAGGGCGACACGACTTCGAGTTACTCGAACGTGACGGCCCTCGTTGGTGGCGGCACTGGTGGCTTCGACATCCCCGCGGCTTCCAGTGACACCGACACGACGAACATCGTGAAGATGGACGTCGACTGCCGTGCTCGCAGCCGCTACCTCAAGGTGAGCTACACCCCCGGTGCTTCGGCAACCGTGGGCATCGTGGCCTGCCTGAGTCGTGCAGAAGTTTCGCCCGAGAATGCGACCGCCGCCGGCGTGGCTGCGGTTGTGAATGGCTGATCCCGCATAGCGGGCGAGGCCATGAGGGCCGTGAACAGCGCATGGAGGCGCGAGCCCGCTCCTATCCCAGGAGCAATCCATGCTTGTTCGCGTTGGTAACTGCGAAGCCGAGGTGAAGGTGGCGGCACTGATGTCCACACCTCGCCTCGGCTTCACTGATAACTTCTTCACCGTGAGTGCTGCTCTGGCACCCCACAAGATTGCCCCTATTAAATTCACTGGGGCATTTTGGGGCCAAATGATGCAACGCTGCATGGAAGACGTTGTCAACGACTACGACGTCTGCCTCACGATTGATTACGACAGCATCTTCACGGCCAGGACCGTAGAAGCCCTCCTGACTCTCTTGATGCACTCTGGCTACGACGCTATCGCACCTCTCCAGACGAAGCGCGAGAGCAACGCTGTAATGTTCGCACCCATTGGGGTAGACGAGCATAAAACAACAACTGTCGACAACGAGTGGTTCGAGAAGCCAGTCCAGCCGGCCGGGACGGCCCACTTCGGCTGCACGATGATCCGCTGCGAGGCGATCAAGAAGATGCGGAAGCCGTGGTTCCTGCCGAAGGCAAATGCAGACGGCGAGTGGAATGGTGGCCACACGGATGAAGACATCCATTACTGGCGTGAGTTCACGCGGGCCGGCAACAAGCTCGGCATCGCCACAAACGTCGCCATCGGGCACGCGGAACTGATGATTACTTGGCCGAGCCGCTCCACTCCTACTGGCAGCGTCCAGCAGCACACGACGCAGTATTGGAACGACGGCCAGACCCCACCAGAGGAAGCCTGGGGGATTGTAAAATGAGAGTAGTAGTAACACGCTCCTTCGGCAGTTACCGCAAGGGGCAAGAGTTCGACTGGCAGCCATCGTTCGCCAAGATCTTAATCGCCCGTGGGTTCATCGAGCCCCTAGAGATGGCTGACGTCGAACAGCGGACAGAGACCGCGACGCTGAAGCCTCGCAAGAGGAGAAAGAAGAAACCAGCATGAGCACGATCGTCTACGTCTCTCCTCAAGTGCCTGCGTCGACCCTGACTCCGTATCGGAGCCTCGTCAGGACGGTGGCACCGGCAGTCGAGCCGATCAGTGTCTCAGAGGCCAAGGCCCACCTGCGTGTTGATACCGACGCAGACGACACCTACATCGGCACCCTGATCACCGTCGCTCGCGAATACTGCGAAGAGCGTCTCGATGCCACGTTCATCGAGTCGACTTGGGTTGCCAAGTACGACGTGTTCCCGCTCTGGGAGCTCCTGCTGCCACGCCCACCGATGGTCGACAGCAACGTGTCGATCACCTATCGAGACGAAGGCGGCAACGATCAGACGATCACCAGCGGTGGTGGAGACTTCAGGATCGACGCAGCCTCAGTGCCGGGTCGCGTCTATCCCAACTATGAGGAAGTCTGGCCGGCAGTCCGTGGCGACGAAAACAGCGTTGCCGTGACCTACAAGGCCGGCTACGGAACCACCGCGGCTGATGTGCCGGCGATTATCAAGCACGGCATCCTTCTCCTTTGTGGCGTGTGGTACGCCGCCAGAGAGCCCGTAACCATCGGCACAACGGCACAGAACATGCCGATTCCATACACGTTTGAGACGCTCATTTCGATGGGTGGCTGGGGGAACTACAGATGAGCGTTGATGGATTCATCTCGTCGTCTGCCCTGTTCCACGACAAGGACGGCACGACCACACTGAAGGTCGTGAGCCTGGCCTCGGCTGACTCCTACAGCAGTGGAAAGGTGGCGATCGCTTCAGGGACGTGCGGAACGTCTGTCGCCACCGTCGACTTCTCTCAATACAAGAAGCCCGATGGCACCGACTTTGATGTCACCGACGTTACGACGGTATTGAGGCTCGCGTTCACGTCTGACAACCCAGCCTACATGACTACTTCTGGCAACATTGCCGCGATGACAGTCGGATCAAGCAGAAACGAAGTCAGCATCGCGACGAACCATGGCTTCAGCGTTGCCAGCACTGCGACACAGCCGGTCGTCCAGGTTGCAGCGGTGTCAGGCACGGCAAACTACTCCGTCATCCTCCTTGGTGAGTAGCCATGATCCAAGCAGGCCGCCTCCGGGAGCGAGTGACGTTCCAAGCACCGACGAAGTCCCGGAGCAGGTCCGGCGAGGCGAGCCTGACGTGGTCAACGATTTCCACCGTGTGGGCCAGTGTCGACGGCCTCTCAGCCCGTGACATCATGCAAGCCCAGCAGGCCAATGTTCTGGCAACTCACAAGATCATCGTCCGCTACAGGGACGACGTCGACCACACAAGCCGGATCGTGTGGCGTGGCCGCACCATGGAAGCATCGAGTGTGATCGACCGCCAC